GCTCAACAAGCGAGTTATGAAGCCGCTGGGAAAGAAAGATTAGCCAAGGCTTTGGCTGATGCAAAATGGAAAAGGGATGTAAAGAATAATGAAAAATCTAAAAAGGCTAGTCTTATACACCAAGAGTTATTAAACCAGTCTACAAAAGAAACTGTTAAAATTAATGAAGAACTTGGTCACAAATATGCCCATCAGATTACTTCCCAAGAGTTATTACGCTCTGGTATAGATGCACTTAATGGTGCAATGGTATCTGCATTTACAGATGCCATAATGCGAGCCAAAAGTTTCGATGAGGCATTGAGAAGTATTGCTAATGTAGCAATAAGACAATTAATTCAAGGATTTGTACAGTTAGCTATTGTTGCACCAATATTAGGTGCAATAAAAAAGTTTTTAGAAGATATAGGGTGGTTACAAGCAGAACATAATAAAGAATTAAAGAAAACTTTATGGTATGAAACGGCTATTGCGGCAGTTAAAGGGATTGCTTCATTTTTTGGAGTACCAGGCTTACAGCACGGAGGTCCGGCTCATAAAGGCCAACCATACATGGTGGGAGAAGCGGGCCCAGAAATGTTTGTACCGAACACATCTGGTACAGTTGTTCCAAATAATCAATTAGGTGGCGGAGGTGGTGGCGAAGTTAATGTTAACTTTAATATTAATGCAGTCGATGGTGAAAGTTTTGATGAATTATTATTATCAAGAAAAAGTTTAATTGTTGGTACAATCCAACAAGCATTTAGACAACAAGGGAGAAGATTTGCATAATGGCTTTTTATGATTATATTAAGTTTATTAACTTTAAAAACAATACCAACAATGTTTTGAATAAGACATTAAATGGCAAAACTTATGTTACAAATTTTGGAAACAGTTATTGGAGTTTTGATATTAAAACTGTACCAATAACAAGAACAACATGGCATAGTGATTTTTTTGATTTTTATGATACAGAAACTACTGCTAAAAATACAACATTTTTATTGCCAGTATTAAATGATGCGGCAGGAACAGTATCAGGAACAGTATCAGTTTTAGACGATTCAAGTACTGCTCCAGAATATTCAGTTAGTGTTGGTGAAACAAAAATTCCTGTAAGCGGGGGTTCTGGTACTTTACTTGCTGGAGATTTAATTAAATTTTCAAATCATTCTAAAGTCTATATGTTATCAGAAGATACAAATTTAGATGGGAGTTCTATAGATGTTATTAATATTACACCCCCATTAGTTTCTAGTGTTGCACCACCCGATGGTTCAACTTTAGTTACAATAACATATGATAATGTTCCAATAACTGTAATAGCTGACGACGATATAATAGAATTTAAGACAGATACTAAAGGCTATTATGCCTTTCAACAAACATTTAGAGAGGTAATTTAGTGAGTGGAACATTTCCAGATACAACAAATTTTACAACATTATCTTTTAGGGATACTAAAAGTACAATAAAAACTACTGATGCTAATAATAAATTATATGAAAAATTCTTAAAACAGCATTGGGAATTAGCATTAAAAAGTACACTTTTAACAAGAGCACAATTAGGTACTGCATATGGCTTTATTGCAAAACAAAATGGCCAAGCAGAAACATTTACTATTGTTCCGCCAAACATAGGTTCAACACAAGGAACAATGTCAGGTACTGTTACTTGTAATGCAACAGTAGCCGTTGGCCAAAGTAGTGTTACAGCAACAGGTGGTGGTGGAACTTTTAAAAAAGGTGATTTAATTAAATTTTCAAACCATACAAAAATTTATCAACTTTCGGCTGATACTACATCAGATGGTTCAACAGCATTTACAATAAACATTTATCCAACATTACAAACAGCAGTAAGTAATACAACAACAGTAACATATAACGATGTGCCAATGACGGTGGCTCTTATAGGTGACACCCCAGACTTTGATACTGATGAAAAAGGTTTATACAGATATGGGATTGATGTCAGAGAGGAATACTAATGCCAAGATCCAACGATTTAACAAGCACAGATTTAAATGCAAGAACAGTTAGATTTATTGATCTTGTTACAATAGAATTACCTGCTGGAACATTTAGGGTTACAAATTACGAAGCAGATATACCTATATTAAGTTCAGATGGTTCAACATATGATACTTTTTTAACAGGTAGAGGATATCTTTCACATAGTCCAATTAACCAATCAGCACAAGTTTCAAATACAACCGTAGAATTGGATTTTGATGCTGTATTATTAGATAGTTCAGCAGATACATTAGGTACAGAATTTGCAAATGGAAATTATACTGGAGCACCAGTAACAATTAAAAAAGGATTAGTAAAAGACCCTTTTACGGATACTGTATATTTTACAATATGGAAAGGGTTTGTGGATAATTTTGCTATTAATGTTACTGACAAAGGAAGTACAATGACTGTTACAGTAGGAGGTGCATTTTCTAATTTTGATAAAAAAAGTTTATATGGATATACTAATACTGCATCACAATCAAGAGTGTTTCCTTTAGACAAAGGCTTTCAATATAGTCAACGACAAGTTTCAAATTTGAATTGGGAGGAATAATATGGGTTGGTTTAAAAAAATATTTAAAAAAGCAAAACGTGCAGTAAAAAAGATTGTTGATCCAATTTTAGATTTAGGGGCTTCTATTGTAAAGGCAGTTGTATCTCCATTTACTGGAGCATTTGATCTTGGAGATGAAAACCTGGATATGCCTAGTGATTTTTCACCGGGATTAGGTACTATCAAAGCAAATATTATTGTAGACTTTAATGGAGCAAATAGAACAATTCCAGTAATATATGGAACCCAGGTTGATATTGCTGTTATTCCTGTATTTGTAGGAGTACAAGGAGACAGTGCAGGCTCGGGACAATATTTGTATATGGCAGGAGTAATTAGTCAAGGTTTCCATGGAGGTTGTATAAGACAAGGTACTTTAACTCAACCAGATGCTTATATAGGAGCAAGATTAATAAGAATGACAATAGGTGGCAAACCGGTTCATTTACGAACAGGAGCCCACACAGATGGCAATCCTACATATAGACGGGATTCGGGGGATGGGGAAGTATATAGATGGCCAGGTGATGAGGGCATATTTGCAAGTGGATTAAATGGTGCAGAACCACAAACATATACAATAACAAGAGGTACTTTCGCAAATAGATTAAAAATTCAATATTTTGATGGGTCAGCAACTCAAAATGCATCATCATTATTACAAGAACATTCAGACTGGACTGCTGATCACAAATTAAGTGGCTTACACTATGTGGCTATGAGATTTGAATTAAAAAGTGCGGACGAAGTAATAAATTCTGTTTCAGATGGTGCTGGTACATATGGCAATCCTTATTCAGGAGTACCAAGTGTAGTTGTAACTGTACAAGGTAGAAATACACCAAATGTAGTTGCAGGTAAAAATGCAGAACCAGGCTATGAAGAAAGATGGAACCTTGGCGGGAAATATGTAAACAATCCACAAGGCGGTTCTCCTTTTATAGGTTATCATAAAAGATTAGATTACCCGAGAGGTGATGGACAATGGGAATTAAATGATTCAACCTTTGTAAGTGCAGACGAAACGTTAGTTCATGCTGTTGATTCAGACTCTACTCTTAATTTAACTGGTGGATGTGACTACCAAGTTCATGGATCAACACCAAACATTCACGATATATTAAATGATCAAGGATGGACATATCCTTATGTTTGGTGTTATCCAGGAAGAGTAAATTATAGTGGTGGTACATCAACATATGGTGAAGTTGCAGATCCAACTCCTAACATGATTTTATTAAAAAATGTAGGGGGTAGTCATTATAAGTTTGTAAGCAGATATCATACAACTAAAAATATTATTATTGAAAACGAACTTACATTTTTTGGTTACTCAAATACATCTGTTGGTACTTCGACTGGAGTAACTAAATCAGCCGGTGGTAATACTGCAAATTATACGATCTATCGTTTTTGGTCATCAGCAAGTAAAATCTCTACAATGGCAAGTGCTTTAACTGGTGTTGATAACCCATACTCGGGTGGAGACAAACTTACTCCGTTTAGCTGGACCAATAGGCAAACTGGTTCATATAATGTTGGTGGATATTATCTAAATGGAGTTAGAGGGAATAGTGACGATGAGTACATTGATTTACAAATAGGAGTCCATGAATATGATGGCGACAGCGAGGGCTCTGTTCCAGATCCAACAGCATTTTATCAAGAAATACCCGACGGTGCAGAGATTTATATAATAAAAACTGGTGCTACTGTAGGTGGGGCAACCCTTTCGGGTGGTGGAGAGGCTACGTTTACAACTACAATTGTAGACGCCAAACCCACGTGGGGTTCTAGTGATGCAACTTGGGGTAATAATACCTATGATGAAGAAGGATTATTATATCAAGGATATATTGCAGATAAAAATCCAGTTGAATTCCTTTTAGATTATTGTTTGAATTCAAACTATGGATTGGGACTCGCTTTAACTGAAATAGATGAAAAAAGCTGGATGAGTGCGGCAATAGCTTGTGATAGAATTACAAAATTTTCAAGTTATACTAAACGTAATATTTTTTATGGAGAAGCAGGAGACAGTGTTGGAGCGGATACTATAGATCCAGAATATATGTATGGTGAAAATGCAGATGCGACTAGTGTTTTAGATGATAAAATTGATACAAATTATAATGGTTATGATAGACAATTTATTATTAATACAAATGCTACACATATGCAAAATGTAAACAGAATATTAGCATCAATAGGTGGCAGTATGCCTTATATTGAAGGTAAGTTCCATTTATATTTAGAAAATGCTGGAGATCCAGAAAATAATGAAGTACTACCAACAAAAACATCACTGCCAATATCAGCTGAACTTACAGAAGGCAATATAGTAAGCGGTATTGTATTAAGAACTAGTGCAATAAATGATAGATTTAATAGTATTAAAGTTGATTATACAGAAGCTGAAAGAGGTGGACAACCAAATAGTATTATTCATCCGGATCCATTAACAGACTCGGCAGGTGTTGCTATTCGAAGTCAATATTTGACTGAAGACAATGATAAGGTTTTAGAAGCAAACTTTACATTTCCTGGTATATTTGACAAGCATACTGCTGGAAAATATGCAAGATTATTATTAAAGAAATCAAGAGGACAGCCGTCATTAACATTTACTTGTAATGCTATAGGTATAAACTTTATACCTGGAGATTTTATAAGATGTAATTTTACAACATTAAAAATAAATGATGTATATAGAGTTGTTGAAATAAGCATCGGTGGAGATCATACTGTAAGTGTGTCTGCAATAAAACATGATCCAGAATTTTATGATATAACAACTACCGGTGATGCATTCGTCGGAAGAAAAGATATAATGAATAATATGGACTAATCTGCAACGAGGTCAGTGAGCAATGAAGAACTTAGAAGAGCGTTGTGCTGAGCTAGGTATAACACTTGTAGAATCAAAAACTAAAAAAAATAGTATTACTTTAAATAATATTTATGAATGTGTACCTAAGGTGTGGCCTAAGTGTAAAAAACTTAAAGTATCTACTGAAGAATTATTAAACACTTGTAAAAATACAAAAATGTTTTATCACCGAGTAAGAAAATACTTTTGGGACGTCCGTTGCGAACAATGTAAAACGAAAAGAATTCTACCTTTTAAAACCAATACAAATTACCAAAAAATAGATTAAATATTATTGGTTTATATCTCCTGATATGACCTGGAAGGGCACATTCATTCTTGTGCCATATTAATATTGTGTCCTTCCGCAAATTCTGCAGGTGTTATCCATTTAACTTTAGGACCAAAAGGTCTTTTATGATTCGTATGAACTATTGTTAGTTCCATTAAATCACTTAATTTTGTTATTAAAGCAATCTTTTCAGCATTATGTTTTATGGGTTGAAATCTTCTCCATTTATATTGTTCATCATATACTGAAGCATTTGTAATAGTCCAATCACATCCTAACAAATATAGTTTTTCAGCACCTAACATATATGCAACTATTAAAGCCAATGTACCTGAACAATGATTAGGCAGTCGTAATAATTGTTTAAGTCGTTTGGCATGAAGATTCATATCTTTTATTTGCTTAAAATGTGGATCGATATGTTTAATAATATTCCATTGGCCTTCTTTAGCAAATATTTTTCTGGTCCAATATGTTACTTCTTTTGCTTTTTCTTTTTTATCAATTATATCCATTGTAGGTTTATCGTAGCAACATACATGATGAACCTTCCTATGATCTAAAATAAAATTACAACCTATTTCACATTCTTGTGGGGGTATATTATAAAATTGTTTAACACTTGGACCATTAAACCAAACTATTGATTGCATATTATTATTTAAATTAAGTGGAGTGAGTTTGTTTTCTTTCCTCAATATGAATATGAAAGCATGGCGAGAAAAGATGGAATATGCCCAACAGAACTCACTCCAATAATATTTAATGATGTTTTATATTATATTTTTTAATCTTTTGCCCTGGTATGGCGGATACATTATCTTTGCCAATTCACAATGCTGGTCATAACTTAACCATTTAATAAAACCATGTTCTTTACATCTTAAGCAAGAATGATGTATTGAATTAGAAGTTTCTTGTAGAAACACTTGGCATTCATCATTACACTTATTAAGATACTTTAATTCCATAACTTCATTTTTTTAATAGTGCTACGGGTTAATAAAAAAGCATACACCAAATATTATCTTTCCTATTAGTTGTGTAGCACTATGTTCATTATTATACTATCCTTTAACCATTATGTCAATAAGAAGAGTTTGTTGATACAATGGAGTATGGTGATAGTATGATTGATATGGTGATAGTTTGGATAAGGATATAGATTATACAGATCGCTCTAAACCTAAATCACTAACGGATATTAGGTATTACCAAATAACAGAGTTATTGGCTATGCGTTTGGAATCTATGTATTTGAAGTATCCAATTTCTTCATCTTCTGGTAACTCTTTACTCCAGCTTTCAAATCTTTTATTAAAATGCTTACAACTTTCTTGTAGGCATTCTAAAAACCAATTTTGTAAATGTTCTAATTCAGCAATAATATGAATATGTGTTTTATGATTGACACCTTTATCAACAGAACCATAACCTTTTGGTTTATTGAATTTTCTACCTGTTCTTTTACAGGCTCTTGACCATATTCTACTAAACAAAAATCGTGATCTTTCTTGACCGCAGTTTTCATTAAACGATATTGTAATTGCTAATTTTGCCATCTTCACAACTATATATGTCAATGCTACCAGAAGTCAAATCTTTTTATTGTACGTCGCTCTATGCCGCATTAAAACCTATGTTTTATAGTACTTTTCCTTAGTTGACAATATATACAAATGTGTTATAATAATACTATGAAAACAAAAATAATAACTTTAATTTTTGCGTGTGTTCTTATGAATGCTTGTGCTTATAATCCAGTAATTGATACTGCTGGTAGAAGCGGTACATTCAATGATGATATGGCACGTGAAATTACCAATGATATACAACATTGCCAAAAATTAGCAGATAAGAATACATTTAGATTGTATGACTCTGCAAATCAAATATGGAGTGCATATTTTCATTATGGCACGTTAGGTATAATTCCACAAAGGGAATGGAAATATAAAACACGTGTCCAAGACTGCTTAAAAGGCAGAGGCCATTCGGTAGTAAAATAAACAGAAAATATAATAGTACAATAAAAGTCATTAAATATATTTGATGACTGGAGCGGTTTTTTTGCGAGACCGTACGTATATACTACACATCAATTTTGCCATTGATCCAGTCATCCTAATGCTGGGGTGTAATTCAAACTTGCTCCTTTAAACTTATAAGTTATTTGCTTGTAAGAATTACACTCCACCCTAATTCCATTAAATATTATTGAAGCATTGCCAGAATTTTTAACTCCAAATTAAAATACATAGACCATGTTGGTGATGCTTCATTAAGTACAAGTAAAAGTTGAGACAACTCCCCAAACAATTAAATATAGATAACGAAACTGCAACCCAGGAGGTAAACAAATGAGTTATCGTATCATAAACGGCGATTCAGCAAAAGAACTAAAAAAATTTAAAGATAATAGCATAGATGCTGTTATTACAGATCCACCTTACGGAATAGAATTCTTAGCAAAGGAATGGGATCAAAATACAGGAGCAGTAGAGATCTGGTCCGAGTGTTTAAGGGTATTAAAACCTGGTGGTTATCTATTAGCCTTTTCAGCGGCAAGAACATATCACATATTAGCCACTAACATACAATCAGTAGGATTTGAAATAAGAGATCAGATCATGTGGCTGTATGCTTCAGGATTCCCCAAGGCACAGGACATAGGCAAAGCAATACAAAGAAGACAAGGTGTTGAGAAAACTAAAAAACTTGAGATGGGAAAACCAGGGTGTGCCACAAGGAAATCTTATCAAGGTGAAACTGGATTTAGTTCAACTAATCAAGAAACAATAATCCCCACATCACCAGAAGCACAAAAATGGGCAGGTTGGAAGACAGCACTGAAACCAGCACACGAACCGATTTGTATGGCAAGAAAACCCATGAAAGGTAGCACCATGGACAATGTATTAAAACATAATGTTGGAGCATTAAACATAGATGCCACAAGGATACCGTTTGAGAATGAAAAAACAGATGGTATGAAAAGATGGACAGGCAGTAATAATGATACATTCAAAAACTTCAGTCCGGAAAATAGAACAAACAAAGACCTACCGCAGGGTAGAGCATTAGACAAAGTCGTAATAGGTGGTGGGTCGCACACACCCAATAAAAGCAATCAACCAGAATACACACCCAACGAACAGGGCAGATTCCCATCAAATGTAATAGGTGAAGTAGAAGGTTATCAAAAGTTCTTTTATTGTCCTAAAGTTAGTAGAAAAGAAAGACACAGAGGATTTGAACAAACAGGTATTCCAACAAATCCAAGTGGTATGTATGAGGTTGATGGCACAGGTGTTATGTATAATCCTGACAAGAAAGACCCCCTTTCACATATTCCAAGCCAGTTCCCAAGAAGTGAAGTGCCAGGTGGTGAAGGTAAAAAGATGCTGAACAAAATGGTTGAAGTGAATAAAAAAGACCCCCTTTCACATATTAAAAAAGGTGATAACTTTGGTGATGGATTGGCAACGGCAGGAGCATTACATAAAGACAGAGACCCCCTTTCACATATACCAGCACCATTTGGTGATGTAAAAGGTTGCTATAAAGATGGTGAAAGATTTGCGGCAGTTCATCAGAAACTACAAGACCCCCTTTCACAAGACATAAATCCAAAAGATGGCTTACCTAAAAGAATATGTAATGAAGGTGGAGGTGATGATTGGAATCACAATCCAAAAGTAGCAGAAAGAATGAATGTAGGAAATAATCATCCAACCGTAAAACCAGTTGCTTTAATGAAGTATCTTATTAAATTAGTAGCACCAAACGGTTCTCATATATTAGATCCGTTTATGGGCAGTGGGTCAACAGGAATGGCCGCCAAGGAACTAGGAATAACATTTACAGGTATTGAAATGGATAAGAGCTATTGTGATATAGCAAAGAGAAGAATAGATGCCAGTAAAGCAGATCAATTTAATAAGCTATTTGATGAAACTATTAAATGAATAAACCACCATACGATTCAGAGTTTGCGGCACTAATGAAACAGTTGGGGTTATTATCCAGACAAGCACAAACTCTAAATCAGTTAAGAACTCAGGCCCTCACCTCTGTTATGCCATACATCAACACTCAAGGAGAACCTACAGGTACAGCCTGGCGTTATTTCATAGATGGTTTTGTAGATACTGAAAAGGATGAGTATTGGGAAATAGATGACTGGATTCGCTCTACTGAGTTTGTGCAATGGATCCTTAAGGAACATAAAGAGCATATTAGTGATCAGTTAGATAAAGATTGTGTATGGGAGTTATTACATGAACCTAAGCAATTACCAAGCAATGAACTACCCCTATTAAAAGATAGTATCAATAAGCATTATAAATTAAAATAAGCTCACTTGGTATATTTGGTAACTTAGGTGTATTTGGTTGACATAACTCAATAATATGTTATAATAGTACTATGAATTATACAAATAATATTCATAGAAAGGAGCAAACAGTATGGCAGAAGAACAATACACCCTTAAAGATGTTTGTAATTCAATTGACGGTTTATATGACGCAATTGAAACAGACAGTATGGGCACTGATGACGTCTATGGTTTCACAGCAAATGGAAACCTTGGACAGATCGCTTACAATCTCGATGCTATCAAGAAAGAACTTGAGAACATTAGCGGCATACTGATGGCACACATGAAGAAGTAAGTGCCAACAGAGCAGGAAATAGGTAACACTATCCTGCTGAGTAGAACATATAGTAATCCCACACATATACAAATTACCAACCGGTTGACATAATTCAATAGTATGCTATAATTGTACTATATGGCTAGAAATATAATACTAAAAATGTTCAAACCAACCGGTCAAGATCACCTTACAAGAGTGGGCGTTCGTTATACTAAACAAGCTCTCTCCATTTATTACAATTCACCACAGCACATGATTGCAGTATTGAAAGGCCGTGAGCACCTTCGCAAACAAGTCAGAAGAGTAAAAAACAAAGCAGTAAGGCAATTCATCTCAGACATTATCGCGGGAACTGGTAGTTTCAAAAAATCAATATTCACAAGACCAATAACAATAAAATTTGAGCAACAATTTAGACGACATAGTTTCGCATTCATTACCAGCAGTCCTCGTTTTTATAGACTTACCATACAATCTTTAGCAGAGTTTTATCCATTGGCTATAGGTAGGGTAACCGTAAAATAATTATAATTTTTATAGACTTACTATATTAACATTGACTAAAGTTTAACAGTCCAAAAAGAAATAGAAAACTCATACAATAACAACACAATGATAGCATCATAAGGCTGTAAAGAAACAGTAGATATGATGGATAAGGATGGCGATTAGATAGAGGAAATGGCACCTCCTGTCACTCATCCTACCAAACTCTATTCACAACCATTTCCCCACCGTAGCCTACCATGCGACCCAGATTGAGCCAGATTGAGCACGGTATTGCATACTAAAAAGTACCAAAAATTACCGTATATTACTGTATATAAAGGTGATTTGATTTTGATTGGATAAAAAGTTATTATAGGCGGGGTTACCCCCGCCTATGTCGTTGTCGTTGTTAGTGCTTCGTCGCCATCATTTTTCTTATCGTATCGTCTGATTGATTATTGATATCTCTAATCATTTCTGATCGACTCATCTTATCAATCGGCTTACGATTACGATCCGCCTGATATTGAGCTATCGTACCTATCTCATTGCAATAGGTATCCCATAACATTGCAGTATCATCACCATTGTATAGTGATTTTAGTTGCTCCAATGTGTATTGAGTTATACGATCAGTGATGGGATAGTTTCTTACACCCCATTCAATATACGCATCTATAATCAGATCCATGTGATATGCTGAATATAAACACTGGCCGTCAGCCTTACTGCTCATATCGTCATCTAGTTTATTGATATTTGAATAGACAAAACCATCTATTTGTACACTGGCGCTCGCCCCGGCATTATTTTCACCGTTGTGTATAAATGATCGTATCTCGTCAGCGGTTTCAATCCACTCTTTAACGATACGTTGGTGATGAGGTCTTATCTCAGGGTGATCTATATCCCATATCTTTTTAAGCTCATCATCATGTATGTATTGTGTTATCATACTTTACTCCTTATTGAGTTGTTATTTGTAATCTGCTTTATTGCCTATTACTCTATTAGTATACTATACTTTTATCATTATGTCAATTGATCTGGTAATTTAATTTGGTTGGTAAGGTTGAGCTGATCTAAATGATCAAATGACCAAATACACCAAATATACCAAGTGCTTATTGCTTATCAAATAGCTTTTCAAATTGATCTGTCTTTGTAGCTTCTATCCTGCGGATGCAGATATCTACATAGTTTGCATCCATTTCTATGCCTGTGAATTTATAACCCATTTCTTTTGCCGCCATTCCTGTTGTGCCTGAGCCAGCAAATGGGTCTAAAATATGTGATCCTTGTGGAGCCACTAATTTAATAAGATACTTCATTAAATCTACGGGTTTTACGGTGGGATGATTGTTGCCCACGGAATTAGCCTGTTGTCTTTTTGTGCCTATGTATTTTCCTTTATCTATGTCATAAATTCCACCTGGATCAGTTGGAATATGTGAAAGGGGGTCTTGTAGTTTCTGATGAACTGCCGCAAATCTTACACCATCTTTATAGCAACCTTTTACATCACCAAATGGTGTTGGAATATGTGAAAG